AACAGGTTCATTCGTAACCTTGTATGTGATTTAGAGGGCAACACCCTAGTGTTGTTTAACTATGTTGAGAAGCACGGGATGCCACTTTTCGATTTGATAAATAATCATGTAGAAGATTCAAGACAGACCTTCCTAATCTACGGAGGAGTGGATACCGAAGACAGGGAGAAGGCAAGACGCATCGCTGAAACTACTAAAGACTCTATTATTGTGGCATCCTATGGCACTTTTAGTACTGGTATTAATATTAGGAACTTACACAACGTTGTCTTTGCGTCGCCAAGCAAGTCGAGGATAAGGAATTTACAGTCAATCGGACGTGTACTCCGTAAAGGAGATAACAAAACCAAAGCTGTACTATATGATATAGCAGATGACATCTCAAAAGGAGGTCGTCGTAACTATACTCTCAATCATCTGATTGAACGTGTTAAAATATACAATGAAGAATCATTCGATTATGAATTTATTGATGTCAACCTTAAAACAAAATAGATATGCCTGAAGAAGAATTCCTAGGAGCACTTAAAATAGTGACAGGTGAAGAAGTGCTGTCTAAAGTAACGTACGTTAACGATGAAAATGGAAACTATGTGGTTCTTGAGAACCCTATAGTGGTTGAAGAAATAACTATGGACTCTCGCGTGGGTGCAAAAGTATCCCCTTGGATGAAATTCTCTAAAGAAAGGTCATTCATAGTACCTATGGATAGAATAGTCACATGTGTAGAGTGTGACATGGAGGTATCAATGTTCTATGAGATGTCTGTGGAGAAAGTTTCCCCCGATGATATTAAAAAACCCCCTAGAGGTGAAGGTGACCTAGGGAGTGTGGAGGAATCTAGAGCAATTCTAGAGTCTATCTTTAAGAAGAAAAATAAATGGTCCTAATATGTCTCTGAACCTGCTACACAGTTAGTGTACACCTTTCAGAACGTGTTGTCAAGCTTGACGTGGACATCGTAACATAGTATACTGTAAGTAACCAAACTCATTGGTATGAAAAAGAAGTCAGAACACTACGTTAATAACAAGGAATTCCTTCTTGCCCTCGTCGATTTCAGGGCAGAATGTAAAATTGCTGAGGAGAATGGCGAACCCAAACCCCGCATCAATAATTACATAGGAGAATGTTTTCTTAAGATAGCAACTCACCTGTCATACAAACCTAACTTTGTCAACTATATGTTCAGAGAGGACATGATATGTGATGGGATAGAGAATTGTGTACAGTACATAGGAAACTTTGATCCAAGCAAGTCAAGTAACCCTTTCGCATATTTTACACAGATAATATACTATGCTTTCTTACGTAGGATATCTAAAGAGAAGAGACAATTAGAGATAAAGAACAAGATTATAACAAAATCAGGGTATGATCAGCTATTCCATAGTGATGGAACTGATGATCACTCAGCAATGAACAGCATAAAGGAAAACGTACAGGTAAAATCAAATTGAACATAGCAATAATAACTGATCAGCACTTCGGTGCTAGGAAGTCTAGTCGACATTTTCATGATTACTTCCTTGACTTCTATGACAACGTATTTTTTCCATACCTAGAAGAGAATAATATTAAAATACTACTAGATTTAGGTGATACATTTGACAATCGTAAGAATGTAGACATCTGGTCAGTGGATTGGGCAAGAAATAATTACTTCAATCGTCTACAAAAAATGGGGGTCGAGGTTCATTCACTCGTGGGGAACCATACTGCCTATTATAAGGACACAAACAGCGTAAATACACTAGATAATTTCCTTGGTGAGTATGACAACGTACACATATATTCTGACCCAACACAGGTGATGATAGGTGACCTAGAAATACTCTTCATACCATGGATAAATGCTGAAAATCAGGAGAATACCTATAGAATGATAGAAGAAACCACTGCTACTGTAGCGATGGGTCATCTAGAACTCAATGGGTTTGAAGCACACAAAGGATTTACCATGACACATGGTATAGATAAGAACCTTTTCTCTAAATTTGAGCAAGTTTTCAGTGGTCACTACCACACTAAGTCACATCATGGTAACTGTCACTACCTTGGTAATCCTTACCAGTTATACTGGAACGACTGGGGTGATGAGAGAGGGTTCCATGAGTACAATACTACCACTTTAGAGAAGAAATTCATCGAAAATCCCTATCGTATCTTTGATAAAATATTTTATGATGAACGTAAGCTTCCTGATGCTAGACAGTATAAGGATAAGATGGTCAAAGTCATAGTAGAGAACAAGAAAGACACCCAAAAGTTTGAATATTTTATCTCTCAACTGTATGTCAATGGTGTGTCTGACATCAAGGTGGTAGAGGATTCCGCATACGAGTCTGAGTTGTCTGATGACCTAGATATAGAGAAGGAAGATACCCTAACTATCCTAGAAAACTATGTAAATGGCATGGAATACCACGATAAGGACGGTATCAAGACACTTCTAAAATCTCTTTACATCGAAGCACTGGAGCTTGTCTAATGTACATCTTAGCACTCAAAGGAAAAGAAAATCAGGGTGCTTATTCAGTCGAAAGGAACGGTTTAAAGACTCTTTACTTGTTTGTTGACAAAGACGACGCAATACGCTATGCTAGGTTATTGGAAGCAAACGACTACCCACTCCTAAGTGCGGTAGAAGTTGAAGAAGACGAGGCGATTGGTACTTGTAAACAGTATAATCACCCATATTATGTGGTCAAACCAGACCAAATAGTGATACCTCCTGATTTTTAATTTGTCTAATTATTATGATCGTATTTGAGAAAATTCGTTGGAAGAATTTCCTAGCAACAGGGAACGTTTTCAGCGAAGTTGACTTGATAGGTAGTCCTTCAACACTAATTGTTGGTTCCAACGGGGCAGGAAAAAGCACGATGCTTGATGCTATCTGCTTTGTCCTGTTCAAGAAACCTTTCCGTAAGATATCACAAGCACAACTAATCAACGCTGTCAATGAGAAGGAGATGTTGGTCTCTATTGAGTTCAAAATAGGGTCAACTCATTGGCAAGTGAACAGAGGAGTGAAGCCAAATATATTTGAAATTTTTAGAGACGGTACAGCACTCAATCAGGAGTCAAATCAACGAGATCAACAGGTCTGGTTGGAGCAATCTGTACTAAAATTAAACTATAAGTCATTCACACAGGTAGTGATACTAGGTAGCAGTACCTTCGTACCTTTCATGCAACTCACAGCACCCAATAGAAGGGAGGTTATAGAGGATTTGCTTGATATTAAGGTGTTTTCTACCATGAATGGCATCCTTAAGGAGAGAGCAAAAGGACTACGTGACAGCATAACACAAGCAACGTATGACCTTGACCTCATCAAGGAGAAAGTAGAGATACAACAGCGATTTATAGAGGATATTAAGGCAAATCAGAAGAAACAGAGGGAACTAAAGAGTACGGATATCCACACGTTACAGACTGAGGTAGACGTGCTAGAGGATAACATCATAAAAGCAGCAGAAACTGTAGATTTGCTCCAAAATGAGGCAGATTCCATAGGTGATGTGACCTCTAAGTTGAATGAACTGAAGGTGTACCAGTCTAAGTTCAATGACAAGAAGAAAACACTTAATAAGGAGATGAAATTCTATGAAGAAAACGATAGATGCCCAACTTGTAGCCAAACTATTACAGAACGAAGCAAAAAGACCCATCAACAGGGAATTAGCGACCAACTCAATCAAATTGAGAGTGCCACAGTGGATCTTAAACAGAAGCTTGAAGAGATCAAAGAGCAAGTATCACTAAAAGAGGGTAAAATCAAGGAAATTAGGGATGTTCAGAGTAATATTTCATCCGACACCAAGGAGATCAGGTGGAAGAAAAAATCTATGAAGAAGATAGAAGAAGAGATCAACGCACCTAACACAGATAACCTAAAAAGAGAGCAAAATAACCTAAAAACACTGGTAAAAGAGGGTCTAGAGGGAGAGACAGCACTCAAGGAAACTAAGAAGGTCAAAGAAAATTTTGATGTGTGTTCATCACTGCTCAAGGACACTGGAATCAAGTCTCAGATCATCAAAAAGTACCTTCCGATCATGAATCAACTGATTAATAAGTATCTTAACGAGTTAGATTTCTATGTGTCATTTGATCTTGATGAAAATTTTGAGGAGACTATAAAATCTAGGTTCAGAGACGAATTTTGCTACGCATCCTTCTCTGAAGGGGAGAAAATGAGGATAGATCTAGCACTTCTGTTCACATGGAGAACCATAGCTAAGATGAAGAACAGTGCCAACACTAATTTACTGATACTTGACGAGATATTTGACAGTTCTCTGGATATAGCAGGAACTTATGACTTTATGAAGATTCTGAGGTCATTTAATGATAGTACTAATGTATTCATCATCTCTCACAAGACTGATGTCTTACAGGATAAGTTTGAAAGGATACTCAGGGTAGAAAAGAAGCAAAACTTCTCTGTAATCAATGAAGAAAGCGGTATTTAACGTAATAACTCATCCTCTGACCGTCTGTAACCTAATCATAGTAGGGTCTCTCGTCATGATTGAAACATTTCACATAGGATATCATAATAGGGGGTTGACACAGTGTGAGGAGTCTGTTATTATACAAGAGTCGGACGCGACTTGGGAGTGACTGAATAAACTTACTGGCAACCGCTAGTTAAGGTGATAATACAGAGGTGGTGCTCGCTACCGCAGGGTAGAACTATCTAACCAGATAGGTATTAGGCAATGACGTATTTACTACTGTAGTAATGCCCGTTATTTGTTGGTACACAGGAATCCAACCTCCCCCTTTACTAAATATTGAGGCAAACACACTTTCGGAGGTCGTTATGCGAGTTCCCAACTGGCAACATCATTCAAAGAAACCACAAAAGAGAACACTAAAGCCTCAGGCACTACGACAAGCACGTGCCAGATGCAGACAGTTGACAAAGTGTCTACTAAACCGTCCCAAGGGGCGGTTTTCTTATTATACTGTATAGTATACAGACACAGGAACCAAATGTTAGAAGTCAAAGGCACACTCGCAAGACTACTCGCTCAAGAAGATCTAATCGTTGAGCACAGACAGGTAGACACAGCACAATTTGATGTAGAAAAGCGTATCTTAACACTTCCAATGTGGGAGAAGGCAGAAGCATCTGTCATCGACATGCTCATCTCTCATGAGGTAGGTCACGCACTATACACACCTAATGAGTGGGACTTCGTAAACGAGATTCCTCTTTCATATGTTAATGTTGTAGAAGATGTACGTATCGAGAAGTTAATGAAGCGTAGATACGCAGGAATTGTTAAGACATTCTACAATGGTTATAAAGATATCAACAAGCAAGACTTCTTCCAACTACAGTACGCTGATCTAGAAGCGTTTGCTCTTATTGACCGCATCAACCTATTCTATAAGGTCGGTTCATTCTGGGACATCCCATTCAACAATGCTCAAGAGATAGCATTCAGAGATGAGTGTGCTGTTGTTGAGACATTTGATCAAGTTAAGGACTTAGCAAAACGTATCGCTAAATATCAGCAGGAACAGGTCTCGGATTCAACCTCCCAGACCGAAGCAACAGAAGGTACTCCTATAGAGTTACCTCAACAAGGTAGTGGTGATCAGATCCAATCCTCACAGCAGGAAGCAACAGAAGAATCTAATCAGCAGGGACAAGAAGCACCTACTTCCGTTAAAGCAGAACAAGAAGACGGTCAAAAGTCTGAGGAGTCATCAGAGGATGCTCCCTCACCCGCAAAACCTCAAGGAAAAGGTGCTACAGGTGGTAAGACTTATGGCGATGACTTGGAAGCAGTTACAGATTCAATCCTAGAAGAATCAATCCAAAACCTTGTTGACACCGAGTCTGCTCCTACCACATACGTTACTCTTCCAGAGATTAACCTAGAGAATACTGTAGTTACACCTGACGCATGGGTTAAGTGCCTTGAGGACTACTGGACAGAGCATGAGCACTTTGAGTTCGCAGAGATAGACGCAGATTGGAGAAAATATAAAACACAATCAGCAAAGGAAGTAAACTATCTCGTTAAAGAGTTCGAGATGAAGAAGAGTGCTTCAGCATACGCACGTACAACAATATCTAAGACAGGTGTTCTTAACACATCAAAGCTTTTCCAGTACAAGTACAACGATGACATCTTCAAGAAGATCGCAGTAACACCTGATGGTAAGAATCATGGTCTAATCTTCAACCTAGATTGGTCTGGTTCTATGTCTAACGTACTCTTCAATACTATGAAGCAGTTACTAAACCTAGTTCAGTTCTGTAAGAAGACAGGTATCCCATTCGAGGTATATGCTTTCACTAATGAGTGGGACAGAACTGGTAATCCTAGAGTTGACAACCCTGTTGAGAATGAGATCATCATTGAATCATTCAACATGATCAACTTTGCTTCTAGTCAACTCAAGACTAAGGAACTTGATAAGGTTATGAAGTATATGTTCAGACTTGCTTACAGCATGACATACAGACATTCACGTTACAACGTACCTTACAAGTTATACCTATCAGGTACACCACTTAACGAAGCAGTTATCTCAATGAGACAGTTACTTCCTAAGTTTGTTAAGGAGAACAAGGTAGAGAAGTCACACATCATCAACCTAACTGACGGTGAGGGTTCATGTGTTATGAGAAACAAGAAGTGGGGTCACTATGACTACGACAAACTTGTATCAGGTTCCATTGCTGATTGTCAGTTACGTGACAGAAAAGTAGGTAGAATCTACAAGAAGTTTGGTTACGATTATTATGGTTCTGGTCATACAGATATCTTTGTTGAGAACCTAAAAGATCTTTTCCCTAACACTAACGTTATCTCTATCAGACTATGCTCTGGTCATGAGTTCCACAGAGTTACATGGGACATGGACTTTGATACTAAAGAGAAGGTCAAGGCAGAGTGGAGAAAGCACAAGTCTTACATCAATCTCAATTCAGCATACACCAGATCATTATACATACAGACAACAGTTATGGATACTGAGGACAATGAGTTCACTGTTAAAGAGGACGCACGTAAGCAAGACATCTCTAGAGCATTCAAGAAGTCACAAAAAGGTAAGACATCATCCAAGAGAATATTGAATGAGTTCATCTCAGTTATAGCATGAAACCACAGGTACATAGTTTGTTCCCCACCCCTGTCTTCCAGAGTGAAATACCTCTGAAGGAGGGGTGGTTGGAATATGTAAAGACATTAGATTATGATCGCACAGCGATGGACAATGGGTATATTAGTAGAGACAGAGATATATTTTCACACTCTCAGTTACGTTCATTGAAGCATGAGATATCTGATGCTGTAAAATACTTTGCCTATCAACATCTAAAGGTATGTGACTACGTTTATATTGATGTGTGTAGGGCATGGGGTATCAAACATATGCCTAACGACTGGGCACAAAATCATTGTCATATGAACAGTGTATTCTCAGGTATATACTACCTAGATGTACATGAGGATAGCGGTGACCTAGTAATAGAGAAGGGGCAACACTCAACTAATTGTTTCATGACCACACTCACACCTGATGTAAATTTCTTCAATCAATATACACAGCAGAGTTGGAGAGTCAGACCTGAGAACGGTATGATCTTAGTTTTCCCTAGTCAGGTTATACATAACGTAGAAAAGAATAAAACAGATCAAGTAAGATACGCAGTAGCTTTTGATGTATTCATCCGTGGTAAATTTGGTCACTACGGTGGGTCAGATGTGACAATAAAATAAGTGTCCACAATAGCTTCACAAGTACCATTAGAAGCTATACAATTAGTACATAAGCAATTCACACAGTATTATGTCTTCTAAAAACAGAGCACAAGAACTTCAAGCACGTTACGGTAACAACGTAACATCTACTCAGGTTAATGAGTACATCTCAGAGGTAGGTATCCGCTATTCCACTATCGCAAAACAACTCAAAAAATACAAAGTACCCAACACTAAGGGACAGTGGAACCTAGCATCTCTTGCGTCACAAAGACAAGCATTAGAGGACACATTTGTTGCGTCACCCTCGACAACTCCTCAAACATGTGCTACACTTAAAACAGAGCAGGGAGTTTTACAAAACTTAGTTCCAGTTAAGGACGCTGAGTTTGTACCATTCGGTAACTTCAACGATGTCAAGAAAGTCTTGAGATCTAAGCAGTTCTACCCTATGTTTATCACTGGTCTATCTGGTAACGGTAAGACTTACTCAGTTGAGCAAGCATGTGCTCAGTTGAATCGTGAGTTAATCCGTGTAAACATTACTATTGAAACTGATGAGGATGATCTTATTGGTGGTTTTCGTCTTGTTGATGGGGACACTGTTTGGCATAACGGTCCTGTCATAGAAGCACTTGAGAAGGGTGCTGTTCTATTACTTGACGAGGTTGACCTAGCATCTAACAAGGTACTATGTCTACAATCTATCTTAGAAGGCAAAGGTGTCTTCCTTAAGAAGATCGGTAGGTATGTAAGACCTTCAGCAGGGTTCACAGTGATCGCTACTGCTAACACAAAAGGTAAAGGATCTGATGATGGAAGATTCGTAGGTACTAACGTGCTTAACGAAGCATTCCTTGAGAGATTCCCTATCACATTCGAGCAGGAGTATCCTACACCTGTAACCGAAGCAAAGATACTTGCCTTCCACTGTGAAGACAAGGACTACATCAAACACCTATGTGATTGGGCAGACATCATCCGTCGTACATTCAAGGACGGTGGTATTGATGAAGTTATCAGTACACGTAGACTCGTACACATCGCTAAAGCATACTCAATCTTTAACGATAAAGCAAAAGCTATATCTACATGTATCAACAGATTTGATGACGAGACAAAGCAAGCGTTCTCTGAGTTATATGACAAGGTTGATGCTGATGTAGAGTTCGAGGTTGACAAAGAGAAAGAAACAGAGTAACATGGAACATGAGTTAAAGTCAGCAACAGAAATGCTAGCAGACTCACTAGATAATCTCGATAAACAGGTGGAGATAAAAACTCCACCTGTTCCCTGTAAGTACAATGAGGATGAAATCCTCAGTAGTGCTGTCGAGTATATCAGGAGTACATATGCTAAACATTATTCAAGTGCTGATGGCATACAAACATTAGATCTTATTGACGCAGTGGGTGACGCTCCTGCGTTCTGTCGTTCAAATGCTATCAAGTATTTGGCACGATACGATAAGAAAGGATTTCCAGAGAGTGACATCATGAAGGCAATCCATTACTGCGTCTTACTATATCATTTTTCTAGAAAACGTGAGCACACTAACACCAATGAAACTATCTGATCGTACCATTAGAATCTTGACCAACATGTCTAAGATCAATAGGTCGATTCAATTCAAAGAAGGTAATGAACTATCTTCTTTATCAATACAAAAGAACGTTCTTGCTAAGACACCTGTTGAGGAAACATTCCCACAGGATTTTGCTATCTATGATCTAGATGAGTTCCTTAAAGTTATGAGTCTTACTGATAACCAAGGAGATCTTATCTTTGACAATGAAGCATACGTTACTGTCAAGACAGATAGAACACAGGCAAAATATTTCTTTGCTGATCCTTCTATCGTACAGCAACCTCCTGCTGAGTTTCCAGAGTTACCTAGTATAGAATGTGAGTTTGATTTAAGTATTGGTGATCTTAATAGAATTAGAACTGCTCTATCAATCTATGGTCATCTAGAAGACATTGCTATCGTAGGTAAGAATGGAACTGTATCTGTTGAGATCAGAGACAGAGAGAACGCATCCTCTAACACATACTCTATAGGTGTAGGTAATACTGATGCTTCATTCTCTTTCAACCTTAAGTCAGAAAATATATTTAAACTAGATTATAGTAACGCTAACACAGGTTACAATGTGAGGATCAGTAAGTCTGGTGCTAGTCAGTGGGTATCATCCGATGGAGTTGTATACCTTATCGCTCTAGAACCTGACTCAACCTATGAGGAAAATTGATCTAGCGATCTACGATAATTTCGTATCGCCATCATACCTAGAAGCTATACAGAGTGCGTGTGATCCTGCTAGTACCCCATGGTACTTTCAAGGGTCACAATCTCTTTCTGAATATGACAATGCCTTGATAGAAGACTTCGGTTTTTCTATTGGTTTAGTACCACCATGGCAACCAGATAAGTTTGAGGAGACTCCTATAGCAACACTGATACAACCTCTGATATATCGCATCAAAGATATAGCAAAGGCAGATCACATTCTAAGGTGTAGACTAGACATGACAGTTCTACACGACAGATACTTACATCCCCCTCACATTGACATAGATCAACCGCACACAGCGTGTATAGTATATGTTAATGACAGTGATGGAGACACAGTAATCTATGACCACAAAACTAAGTGGGCAGAAACATATCTTGAGACAAACAACCTTCCTATTAAGGAGAGGGTTGCTCCCAAGGCAGGACGTATGGTACTATTTGATGGGAACTATCTCCATACAGGATACTCCCCCTCCGAGCATCAAACTCGGATCTTAATTAACACGGTTTTATCATGAGTGAATTTCTTTGGGTCGAGAAGTATCGTCCACAGAAGATTGAAGATTGTATCCTACCCTATGATATAAAGGATACCTTCAGACAAATTGTAGAGCAGGGTAACATACCTAATCTATTACTGTCTGGGACAGCAGGGATCGGTAAGACTACCGTAGCAAAAGCTTTATGTAAAGAATTAGGAGTAGATTATTATGTTATTAACGGATCTGACGAAGGCAGGTTCCTTGATACCGTCAGGAGTCAAGCGAAAAACTTTGCATCAACTGTTTCCATCTTGGGTGGATCCTCACGCAAGGTCATTATTATTGATGAGGCAGACAATACCACTCACGACGTACAACTTCTCCTCCGTGGATTCATTGAGGAATTTCACAAGACTTGTTCGTTCATATTCACTTGCAACTTTAAGAATAAGATAATAGAACCTATACATTCTAGATGTAGTTGTATAGATTTTCAGATTAAGAAGAGTGATAAAAATCAGATCATGATATCATTCTTTGGTAGGTTGATAAAGATATTAGATGAAGAAGGAATCACATATGATAAGAATGTTTTAGCAGAATTAATACAAAGATACTTCCCAGATTGGAGACGTGTACTCAACGAATTACAGAGGTATGCGGCTTCTGGAACTGTTGATACAGGTATCCTCTCTGCTATGATTGATACTAACGTTGATAAGTTAGTTGACTTTTTATCAAAGAAAGATTATGGTAGTGTTAGGAAATGGGTTGTTGATAATCTTGACAACGATCCTAATATTATACTACGTAATCTATACGACTCATTGTATTCTAAATTAGAACCAAGTAGTATACCCTCTGCTGTATTGGTCATCGCAAAGTATCAGTATCAAATCGCATTTGTTGCTGATCAGGAGATCAATCTACTAGCAGCACTCACGGAGATCATGGTAGAATGTCAATTCAAGTAGTAGCTAATCCACTAACACAAACCTATCGTAGGTTTAAGAGTGATGTTAATAGTAGTGCTTTCCCTTGGAATTATTTTCATGGAGACAAGGCAAGTCCCGCATACTATAGTCATACTATACTGGCAAGACCTGGCTTTGAGGACGCACTCATGCCTACTCAATGTTCAGAGTGGTTGAACATTGCTAACAAGGTTCTCTTAGAGATCTTCATGGCAAATGAAATCAAGGTTAAGAGTGTACTCAGGATCAATGTCAACTGTACTCATGAGACTGATGGTAAGACTACACCTGTACATATGGATCATGATTTTGATACAAAAAACATTGTAGTATACTTAAATCAATTTGAGTGTGGTGCTACAAATGTTGAAGGGGATTCGCACAAACCACAAGAAGATGATATAATAATATTTGAAGGGTTACATAGTATTGAACAACCATGTAACGGAACAAGACGTGTCGTTTTAGTCGCAACTTACTTATGAAATCTTTGAAGACACCACTGCGTTATCCTGGCGGTAAATCCAGAGCAGTATCAAAACTATTCCAGTTCCTACCAGAACATATCACAGAGTTTCGTGAACCTTTTCTGGGTGGTGGTAGCTTTGCTATTGCTATGACAAAACAGTATCCAGACTTACCTATCTGGGTCAACGATATGTATGAACCACTCTATAATTTTTGGGTACAACTACAGAAGGATGGAGAAGAGTTATGTTCAGATTTAAAAGATTTAAAAGGAGAATATGATACCCCTGATAAGGCAAGAGAATTATTTAATGACTATAAAGATAGTCTCAAAGATGGTACTGATCTTGAGAGAGCAGTAAAGTTTTATGTTATTAACAAGTGTAGTTTCTCAGGTCTAACTGAGTCATCATCATTCTCTCCTCAAGCATCAGATAATAACTGGACAATGCGTGGTATTCATACACTCCCTGCGTACTGTGAACTGATACGTGATTGGAAGATAACATGTGTAGACTATTCTGATCTAGTAGAAGATTGTCTAGGTAGAATAGGCACACTAACATGTGATGATAATACATTCATCTATGCTGATCCTCCATACAGTATCAAAGATAATCTATATGGTGAGAAGGGTAAACTACATAAAG